AACGTGGGGCAGTTCTTAACGCGCCGCAAGGACCGGAGGAGCACTGACCATGAGCGATGATCTTGTAAGGCGGATGCGCAAAGCACTTAACACATCCGCAGAACCTGTTAACAAAACGGAGAAAACTTAACATGAGCAGAGACATCCGCATCGAAAGCAACGTCCCGCTGCCCAAGGGGAAGGCAAGGAACACGCGCCTCTACCCTTGGCTCGACATGAAGCCGGGCGACAGTTTTGTTGTGGCCGGGAGGACAGCGGCCTGCGCCGCGCGTGGAAGCTTCCGCCGGTATCAGAGTATGGGGAAGCTCCCATCTAACTGGCGCGTGAAGCAGCAGGTCGTCGAAGGTGACACCGAGGCCGCAAACTTCGTCATGTACGTCAGGATGTGGCTCGTGGAGGAATGAGGAATGTCAGACTGTCATGTTGACCCGTCTGTCGATTGGCTGGCCTACGCCACCAACAGGCGCAAGGAACTGAACCGGCAGATCGAGAGGGCTGCGATGCGCTTGGAAGAAAGCAAGCGCCTGCCAGAGCCCGTCGTGGAGGCCCCGCCCCAACGACCGTCCACTCCACCATCCATCTTCGACAAGCTTGCTCGTCACGTCCCCAACTGGAAGACGGTGATGATGGAGGTCTGTGAACTGCACGGTGTCGAGCTAGCCGATATCTTTGCAGACAAGCGTCAGCGTAAGTTCAATTACGCAAGACAGGAGGCGTACTATCGCCTGCGCTACGAAGCGGGTCTGTCCCTGTTGGACATATCCATGAAGATGAAACGTGACCATTCATCGGTCATCAACGGCATCCGCAAACATGCTCACCGCCTAGAAAAGGGACTGGCCCAATGCAGCACAGAGAACTCCTGAACGAATGCATCCGCATCCTTAACCAACGCGCGCAGTCTTATGGAAACGAGGACGCCTTGTTCGAAGTAGCAGCACAGATCGCGTCTCTGATCTCGGGTAGAGACTATTCGAAGTACGACATCTCCGTCGTCATGGAGTCCATCAAGCTGGCCCGTCGCCGCTTCAACCCCCTACTGGACGACAGCTACATAGACCAGATAAACTACACAGCCTTCTCGGCGCAGTTCGCCAAGGATGCATTCACGATGCCAACACCGATCCCAGAGGAAGAGACTGCCGCTCCAGCAACGCGGCCTTATCCCGTAACAACGGAGACTACGAATGAACAAAACGTCAGGGTACATTTTGACGGCGACAACACTAGCGTTGTCAGCGTTATCCCCAAACCAATCGAAGGCTGAGGAAGAAAGCCCAGTCCAGTTCCACATCAACAACGCCTTGTACTACAGCAAAGGTCTCAAGGTCCCCGGTCCACAGGCCGAGGCCGTCAAGTCAAAGACCAAGGGCAACGCCATCCTCTCCCAAGAGAAGCAGCGTGTGGCTGATGCTGTGGCGAAGGCTACCCGGAACAAGGTCGGGGAGTCGTATGTCGATGACGTCCTGCGTCTGGCCAAGCTGGAGTCAGGTTTCACCTGCAACATCCTTGGTCCAAAGACCCGTCAGGGTCGAGCCGTTGGGCCTCTGCAAGTGATGCCGCGTAGCGGCGAGGCCCTCGGTGTATCGTCAAAGGATCTACATGAGTCCTGCGATGCGCAGATCGAGGCGGGCCTTCGACACGTCGAGAAGTGTATCTCGGTCGGAGCCACCTCCTACAAGCAACTCGCGGCCTGCCATGTGGCTGGCTGGGATAACTGGGACAGGACGCTGAACAGAAAGTCAGCGGAATATCGGGAACGCTACATCCGCATGGCGATGGCGGTCCCCTCTCAAAAAGGCCTGCGCTAGGCCACCACCGGAGGGCGAGATGCATGAGCATGACAGTGTTTGCACGGTTTTGAATGCGTCTCCCTTCCACTGTAGGTGGGTCACCAATAAGGTCACAGAGGACGGGTTCCGTATCCTCTGTGGCCAGCCCTGCCCGGGCACCGCAAGACCGTGGTGCGCGGACCACTATCCCCTGATCTACATCAAGAAAGGAAAGTCAGATGACGACCTACCTACCGACACTGGTGGTGGAGAACGTGACAATTCAGGCGACCGGGATTGAGTTCAAGGGAGACGTTTGCGTATTCTACGCGGGCGACGACTACGTCTGGCCCATGAACTTCGTGGGCTACGTGACGAAGACCATAAGCGCGGACCCCCAGCCGGTCTTCGGAGAGTGGAGTAAGGGTCCGATCTTCAACAAGCTGAAGCGCCTGTCGTTCAGCAACAAGGAGTTCTTGGCCGACGCCAAGCTGACCGTCAGAAAGCACCGGGGTCATCGAGATGAAGAGCACGATCATGAAACAAGAGTTCAACGGCCTGCTGAATGACATCTGCGAGTACTTCGAAAGGGAGGAGGACGCCTCCTATCCCCGCCGGTACAAGCGCCTCGATCCCCGCAGCCTGCTGGGCCGCGCCTACACCATGCTCGAACAGCTAGAGGGCAAGGTGCACGAGGCTGAGGAAGAGCAGCGTTCGTATCCTTCCTGCACCTGTTGGCGGGACATGGACGCAGATGGGGTTGACAATGATGACGATTGATTTTAATTGTAAATAAAGTCAACGTCGATAGGTCCCACGAAGATGGTCGAGAACAGCGCCTACATCCTTGATATTAAAAAGACTTTTGGGTTGTCCACCCAACTGGCCTCGGTCCTTGCGCTCTTGATGCTAAAGGACATAGTGAGGAAGGAGGATCTTGTGCCGCTGTTCTCTACCTTCCACGGGGACAAGCCTTATCACAGCGTCAGCCGCATGATTCTGTACCGACTGCGCAAAAAGCTTGCCCCGGTCAAGGTATGTGTGTTCAACCAGTACGGGGAAGGCTACCGCATGAAAGCCGTGGACAAGGTCATCCTACGAGGGATCCTCGAAGGCCTCATCGAGGCTCCGGGTGGCCTCCCCCCACGAAGGTCCTAGCTCTGCGTCCACCACGGACGGAACGTGAAGCTCGACGCAGTTCTGCATGATCTCCATGATCTGTTTCCCCTGCGCCTTGCTCTCGACGGGCACGGCCAGTTCGTCATGGATCTGGATCATCGGCAGGATGCCCGCCTCATAGAGGTCCACCATCGCCTTCTTGGTCTGGTCGGCTGCTGACCCTTGGATCAACCTGTTGAGGGCCTTGTAGGTGTACGCCCGCTTCAGCAAGGTGGTCTCGCCGTAGGTCTGGCGCGCCTCCTCCAGAGGCAGTCCCTTGTGGACCCCGAAGGTCTTCGGTTCCCAGAGCCCGAACCGGCAGCGGCGCCCGAGCAGTGTGCGGATCACGCCTCGGTCATTGGCGGTCTTGGCCACGCGGTCGGTCAGCGCACGGACGAAGGGCACCTTGTCGTGGTACACCTCGAACAGATCCTTGGCGCTGCGCAGATCCAGACCGAGCTGCTCGCCGAGCTTGTTCACCCCCATCCCGTAGAAGAGGCCGAGGTTGATGGTCTTGGCCTGCTTGCGGGGGACGCCCACGATGTCAGCGGCAAGCTGGTGGAAGTCGGTGCGGGGATCCTCGTGGTAGGCGTCAACGAACTTGCTGGCCCCCTCCATCTTCAGGATCTGGGAATAGTGGACCACGATCCGAGGTTCTTGGGACGAGTAGTCGAAGCTGCCCCACAGGGATCCCTCCTCGGGGAGGAACAGGCCACGGATCAGAGGGCTGATCTCACCGTCACGGGCGGGGATCTGCTGGAGGTTCGGGTTCGAGTAGCTGAAGCGCCCGGTCACCGTGCCGCCGTCATCGGACCGAAGCTGGTGGATGTCGGCATGGATGCGCCCGTTGACCGTGTGCTTGGTGATCGAGTCGATGAACGTCGTGCGCGCCTTGTTCAGTTCTCGGGCCTTGACCACGGCCTGCGCCAGCGGGTGGGGATGGGTGGCGAGGAAGTTCTTGGTGAAGGACGGAGCCCCGCTCTTGGCGGTGCGCGGATAGGCGAGGTTCAGGTGGTCGAAGACCTTGGCCACCGAGGCGGCAGCCCAGATGTTCACATCCACGCTGGTCTCGTCGCGGATGCGCTCAAGGATCGCGGCCTCCTGAAGGTGGAGCTTCTTCTTGACCTGCTCCGCCTTGTAGAGATCGACGCGGACGCCACGGGCGCGCATGGCGAGGCAGACCTTGAGGACGCGCATCTCCAAATCGAAGATCGAGGACAGCTCCTCGGCGATGATCAGGTTCCGGAGGTGGAGCCACAGGCGCAGGGTGAGGGCGGCGTCTTGCTCCGCGTAGCGGCCGACGAAGTGGGCGGGGAGCTTGTGCATCTCGGCCTTGGGGTCGAGGCCCATCTCCTTCGCCGCCTCACGCAGGGCGCGCTCGTCCTTGCGCTCTTTCAGGTAGTCGAAGCCGAGGTTGTTGAGGGCATAGCTGAACCTGTTCTCATCGAGCAGCGGAGCGGCGACCATCGTGTCTGCGATGTGGCCCTTGATCTCGATGCCCTCGGCGCGCAGCCAGCCAATGTCGTACATGGCGTTGTGGAACACGTAGGTGCAGTCAGGGTTCGAGCAGACGTCAGCCAGCCAGCGCAGGGCCATGCGCGCATCGAGGTTGCCGCCGTTCGCATGGCGGATGGGGAAGTACCAAGCCTCCCCCTCGACAGCGACAGCTATGCCAATGATGTAGCCCTTGCCCGTAGCCCAACCTGCGCCGGTTTCCTTCAGCCCGGGGTCATAGGTCTCCAAATCGATTGCGATAAGGCGAGCGTCGGATAAATCCGGGAAGCTGTCCGGCATCACCCATTCGGTCTCGTGCGTGTACTGGAATGACATTGCTCACCTTCATCGATTGACGGCACGTGCAAAACGGCCATGCGTTTTTGACCTTACGCAACGTCGTGACTAACTCGTCCTTGCCGCAGGCGCAGACAGCATAGATCTCAAGATCCGGAGTGCTCATGTTAGAGGAAAGCCCCTAGAGTTCATCGGGTGGATGAGGTGCAACTCTTTCTTTGCGCGCGTTAAGCCCACGTAGAATACACGCTTTTCATCATCGATCTCAGTCCTGCTCGCGTTGCCGCTCGTGATTCTCTGTGGGCAGTCGGTGACCAGCATCACGTTAGTCGCCTCAGCACCCTTCGCAGAATGGATCGTGGAGATCCGGATGCGGGGTTCCTTGGTGAGGTCTTCGCCTCGGCGCATGCAGGCTTTGTAGTAGACCACCTCGTTCTCCGGGATCGCACCAAGGGCCTCGGTCCACGGTTCGTCTGTCAGCAAGCCATGGTTCGTCTTAAGCGCCTCGATGTTCAGCATTGCCTCCTCGGGGACGTCGGGCAGCGTCTTGTGCCCACGCAGCACATGCTTGTTCAGGATCATGTACTTGTAGACAAACCGCACATCCTTCGCAGTGATGCTCTCCCCGCGCCTCAGGGCCTCCCAGAGCTGGATCGCAGCTACGCACTGGTGGTTCAGTTCCCTCGACAAACTAAACGAGTACAGCAGGCCTCTCTGCCTCACCTCGGCCTCAAGCTTCTTGGCATCCTTGCGGGTGCGGGCAAGCAGCAGCCAGTCGTCGTTGTCGAGATTGACCTCCTCGCTATGCCGGTGCCAGAGGACAGAGCCGTCCTCGGGCCGCGGGAGGAAGGCCTTCTGCCTGCGCTGGTGGATCGTCTTGATCAGGCGCTGGCTCATCGTGTGGTGCAGGGCGGGGATGCGGTAGCTCTGGCCGAGGACTTCGCTCGTCGTGTTGAGGCGGATGAAGTATTCAACGTCGGCCCCGGCCCACCGATAGATCGCCTGATCGTCGTCGCCTGCAAGCACGACCTCCTTGCTGCGCTCAGAGATCTGGTGGATCATCGCCCACTGGATAGGCGACAGGTCCTGCACCTCGTCAACGAAGACGACGTCGAACTGAGGAGACAGTTCCCGGGCGATGAAGATCTCAAGCATGTCGGTGAAGTCGTAGAGGTTGTGGGCTTTCTTGTAGGCCCTCAGGCCACGGTCCACGTACTCGACCTTGGAGTAGTCGGTGGTCAGGGCGATGGGGGATTTGTTGTAGACCATACGCAGGGGCATCATGCAGATGCGGGCCATGTTGATGACCTCAAGGAAGCGGTCGCCCATGCCGTAGTCCTGATATGGACCTTCCTCCATC